ATGTAGGAATTTCGGACGCGGGTTCAACTCCCGCCAGCTCCACCAAATAAAACAAGGGGTTACGCGCAAGCGTAGCCCTTTTTATTTGTCCATGTCCACTTAGCGTCCACCGAAGCCAACTTTAACCAGACACAATCGCTTGACCTGTCTCATGTGGGGGGACTCGTTAGGGTGCTGTCAGCAAGAACAAGGAAATTTTGATGGGTGCGCACGCATTTATTAACTAGACTCTGTTCATTTGATACAACCGATCCTTATGGTTTTGTAGGTGATGAGCGCCCCGGCAATACTATGCATATGCAAACTTATTAACTGGTAGGCTGTACCTAAGTACTAAACCCTTTTCGCCATCATTGTCTGCTCGCCCCACTAAGATTTTTTTGCTACCTTTGATAAATAACAATCTGTTACATAAATGGATACATATCAATGTCCAATAAATTTTTTTTTGACCTTCCTAAAACCTTTTTCTTCACTGCCTATTCCTTGATCTGCGGCTTCGCGTATTTATGTGGATATTGGTATAACTTCAAAATAGACTTGCAAATCGTTTTTAGCTTATTATCGCCTGTGGATATAATAAAATCATTTATTATACCGTTAATATCAGCCATAGGTATTATAATAGCTCAATTACTAATGAACTATGTTGCAACTTATGAAAGCCCAGACTATAAAAAAACAATCAAAAATTTTAATGACACATATGGAATATATGGGCCACCTACCAAAGAAAATAAATTATTAAAAGCTATATTCTCTCAGTATTTTATTGCATCCATTTTCATTGTGAGCTCAGGAATTTACGTTACCTACAAGTTTTTTTCATCTGATGATAGAACTTATTTTATTGGCTTCGTGATTGGATCAGCTTGCTTTATGGCAATGCTTGCAATTTTTACTATATATTATGAGTTTAGTTTCAAAAAAATAGAGAGGTATTTTCTTATAGTATTCAGTATTTGCATGCTACCATCAATAGTTTACTTTATCGGTGCAACCTCTGGCAAAAATGCTATTAAAGATGAGAAAGCACTAGTCATGTTGGACAATGCAGCATGCAGCAGTGACCCTAAGGAAAAATATGTTTTACTATCTTTATATGGCTCGAAAGGTATTAGCATATCTTTAAAAGACAATTCCATCTGCTTATTTGAAGCGGAAAAAAGCAGCTTCAAGAGTCTTACCCCTATACATCCTGCTTCTTAAAATAATAGGCTCAGAAATTTCATATTGAGACTGAGCCTTAATAAAATTTAAAGCCCAACGCCAAGGTTCACCTATATCATGTAATCGCATTGTATATGTATGCATTCATAGCAAATGCTATCTCCTTTTTTCAGCTATGCCACTGTTCATTTTTGACAGATTAGCCGCGCCAGAGCTGGGTTTCTGCGCCCTCACTTCACGGATAGAAAGCGGCACAAGCGATCCCTGACTTCCACGGAAAATAAATTTTTCTCTTATTTTTCTGTGAGTTATAAGATTACACCGAAACTCCGCAGATCCTTTTTACTGAAAAATACTGGAATTCTTTTCAATGTTTTCAGTTTCGCTTTTCTGGCAGAGCCCCAGCGCTGGCGCGGTCAGGCGGTATCGTTTGTAAAAAAACAAAACTGAAAAATTTTTGCGATCCAAAACTTGCAGGCGGGTGCGGTGTAGTGCCGTTTTTGTCTGCGAACGTTTTATTTTGTGGGGCTGCGGCTGCGCCAGCGCAACGAGGCGGGCGCGATCGGTTTGAGGGGTGGCGGTGCATGGTCTGGCGGCTGCGTGCGCCGTGGTGCGTTCTGTGTGGGTTTATGGCGGGCGTAAAAAAGCCCGCGCTGCGGCGGGCTGTGTGATGTGGGTCAGGCGATTATTTTTTCGTACTTGCTGCGGGTCTTCGTGGCCTGCGTTGCTGTCTGTGTAAATTCTGCGGCGCTGGTCGGCGCGCCGGTGCCAGGGTGCGAATGACTGGCGCACTGGCTGGCCAGCTGCGCCAGCAGGTCTATTGTTTCCAGCATCATCTGTAACGTGTTTACGCCCTCGCTGCCGATATGCACCGTTGGCCCCATGATTTGCTGACCACCTGCAGCAATGCTTTTGCGCAGCTGCGCGATTTTCTCAACAAGCCCGCCCCCGGTCTGCGTCTCGATGTTCCCCTTAACGCGTGTGGTCTGCTGGCCGTCAATCTCCGTTTCGGCATCACCCTCCACACGGGCCAGAAACTTTCCGCTGGCTGCGATGGCATAATCGCCGGTGGCCACATGCTGAACGGCTCCGGCCATCAGCGTGGCCGTACCCAGTACCGTGGTTTTATCGGTGGCCTTAATCGTGGTTTCACGGCTGACCAGCTCGCGGCTTTCCTGGTCTGCGGTCACTTTGCGGATCATGGACGTTTCGCGGATGGCCTGGTCGGTCTTGCGCTCCCAGTCACCGGCCTGCGTTACCCGCTGCGATACTTCTTCGCGCTGCTGTTGCAGCTGCTCGCCCGGCTTCACATCCGGCAGGCTTGTGCCGTCCGCCACGGTCTGGCGGATAAAAGGTTTATCTGCCCGGCCACCGGTAAAGCCCACCTCTACCAGCGTCCCTTCTGGCGGGAACTGAAAAAGACCGGAATCATTGCCGGCCATCGGCACCGGCAGCGGTACGGCGGAATAGACCGGCGTGTTGTTATCCGGCTTGCCGTCTGCGTCAAGCAGCTGCACATCAACGGCATAGCGCGGGCGGAACGGATCGGCAAAATTGCCGCTTGTCACCGGCTCACTGTGCGCCACTACCCTGGCGAACTTCGGCAGATGCAGCCCGGACGCCAGCTCCGGGTAATGGGTTTCAATCTGGCGCTGTGCCGGTGTTTTCTGCAACGGCTTGCCGGTGGCCTTGTTGCGCGGCGTCCATGTTATGGCCATGTTGTCATTTTGCAGGTTTACTTTTGTTACCCGCTCGCCGTTCACCTCCACGCCGGGCCGCAGGGTCTGCACCAGAGGAATGGTCATGGTGTTGCCACCTGCCGCGCCCTGGTTGAAGTCTGCCGGAATTTCGACGGGTCGCCCGGCAAACAGCGCCTTTTCTGCGCCGCCCAGATACAGCGAACCATCCGGCAGCTGATACCACACATAATCATTAATCCCGAAAGCGCGCCCCAGATTATCCAGCAGCTGAAAGCCCGTGCCGGAATGGGTGAAGTGCGGGATGGGCTTGTCGCTGTAGTCGGCATCCGGCACCGTCAGCGTGATGCCGCTGTGTTCCGTCAGCCAGCTGGCGATTTCGCGCAGCGTGGGGTGCTGGAATGAACACGGCCAGCCGCGTTCGAACACGCCGACCAGCTCACGAACAAAAAGACGCTGGAAACCTTTTTCGGCGGGCTGCGAGCGCTCCACATAACCGGTAAACCAGCGCAACACTAAATCGCTGTAGCCCACATCAAGCCGCACAAGCTTGCCGGTGTAGTCGGTGTCAGTTTCCACCGTGATAAATCCGCGCCCGCAGCTGTTCAGCTCAAGCACCATATTCACATCAACCAGATGCACCTCATCCGTGGACAGGTGCAGGCGTTTAACAGGCTTCATGCTTACCCCAGCGCATCGTTAACGGGTTTCAGAACCCGGCTTTCAAACCATGACAGTTTTTCCGCATCCTCTCCGGCGCTCGTCTGGCCACCGGCACCACCTCCGGCCCCGGCTTTCTGGGTTTTGCTGTCCGTTCTGGCCGTCGCCCGCGCCTCGCGCTTTTCCTGAACGCTCAGATGTTCGGTAAGGGTGAACGTAACCAGCCAGGACATGCGGCCATCCTGCGGCGGTGCGTCCACTGTGCCGGTAAAAGTGGCCTCACGCAGATTCACGGCGCGGGCCACCTCATTGGCCACGCGGTAAACCTGCCGCTTGCCGCCCGCGTCGGTGGCGTTCGCCAGGGCAAAAATGCGCGCCAGCGTGTCAATCTGCTTAAACGGCACTTCACCATTAACGCGCAGCTCTTTGCCCTTTGCGCCCTGCTCGGCTTTTGTTGTGGCGCTGGTCTGCCCGCTCTGGTCTTTGTCAGCAAACTGCTGGCTTACCGTCACGCGCATGTTTTTCATCGGGATAGCTTCGCCATTAAGCGCCAGCGTTATTGTCGAACTCATGGATCATTCCTTTAATTCCGTCGAGATTATCACCGGCCAGCATCATGGCCGCGCTGTGTACGGCGGACAGCTCCGGGATGCCCTGCATCAGCGCCCGCGTGAGCGTTGCCGCATCCCCCTTCGCCGTGAACACCCAGGCGCGGGCACTTTTCCCAGCCAACTCGGTAAGCCCGTCCGCCACCTCAGAAAGCAGGCTGGCGCGCTGTGCTGCGAACCCGGCCAGTGCGCTTTTGATGCCGCCCATATCGATCCCGGCGCTGGCCGCCTGCCGGGCGCTGGCCACTGCCCTGGCATTCATCACGGCGCGGCTTGTCGGAACGGAAAGCGGCAGCGCTGCCGGCAGGCCGCTTTCACCCCGCGCCGGCAGCTGCATTCTGACCGTGGCCAGCTCCGCCGCCGAACGGGCAAGGCGGCTCACCTGGGTGAACGCGGGCGCGGGAAAAACCTGCGTCAGCGCGTCAAGACGGGTAATAAAATCAACCTGCGTCTGCCCGGTCACGAGCATAACCACCACATCACGCACGCCCGCCGCGCTGGCCAGCTTCCCGGCCAGATATGCCACGGCATTGGCCGGGCTTAAGTACGCGCCGTTATCGGTCTGCTGACCCACCCCGTAAAGCCACGGATGGGCCGGAACGATGGCGCAGCTGAGTGATGAAAACGCATCAGAAAAAGCCAGCCTGGCTTCACGCCACATTTTCCGGCACCTCCGGCCACTCGATATCCTCCACGCCGGAAAAGACCAGGCGATTCAGGCGCACGCGGTAGGTTTTCCACGCCAGCAATTGCGCCTTTTCCACATCAGTGGCAACACCCAAATCATCCGCATCCTGCAACGGGGCGATTTTACCCGCCGCCATTACCAGCAGTTCGCTGCGTTTACTTTCTGCCTGAGCAATAATTTCCTGTTCCGTAAACTCGCGGGGTATGATTTTTTCTCCGTTCCACATCCATTCCCCGTAATTATTCAGACCATCCGGCACATCAGCGGATTTAACTTCCGTCACGGAAAGACCGGACGGAAACAGGCGCGAGGCATCAGCATGAAACGAGCGTATAATGCCGTTATCATCAAAACAGATTTTCATTGTGTCAGCCTCAAAACGCGACATATGGTAATACCAGTCAAGGCCATCTTCGGTTTGCAGATAAATAGCCGGAATCATTAAATCTATATATTCCGGTGTATATTGTTCAAAGCTTTTTAATGTCAACATTATGCCGTGTGTCCGATAGTCATCCAGCCTACTGCCGGATAATATTTTTGTATAGGTCGATAAAAAAGCGTGTCATTAACCGGCTCGTCACCTTCTGCGTTATAACCGGTTAGCACACACCCGCCCGGCACGCGCTGCCATGCATTTTTTGCAATAGTGAAGGAACCTTCAGCTCCTAATGACACATCACTAACAAAGTTCTGCCGAACCCATGCTGTCGATGAATAGTTATTTATAACCCAGTCAGTACGCGCAAGCTGAATAATATTATTGGAGGCGATACTACGGATATATGGCGCGTTTTCGCTGCCCCCAATCAACCCCACCCAGTTAACGCCGTCCCTTAACACATACCGCGCATCGAAATTACTATAACTACCAGGGGACATCACGCCGGGAGCTTTAAAATCGCCGGTTACAGGATCAAATAACCATTCTTTGGAAACGCCGTTATCTCCGATAACCTGAATAATTCCCTGCGCGAACCGGGCATCGCCATATGTCAGCATCCCGAGACTTACCGCCGTGCCATATCCGTAAGTATCAGTATAAATAATGCCCTTAATAATTGGATGATACTGGCTTGCGCCTTTTAATGCTGCGTACCCGTATTTTTTCATGAACGGAGCGGCGGCATTTTTGTACTGTTCAGCAAAAGCCCCTGCCCCCTTCCACTCTGCGCCTTTTACATTAAAATTAAGGGCATCATCAATATAAGCGGCAGTACCTCCCGCAGTTGATAAAGCGCCAATTTCTGCCGGTGTCGGCTTACGATTTGTTGAATAAACTTCTGCCCATTCAGCCCATGGCCCGCTTCCGTTCCACGCCCCTACCAGACCCCGAATAAATTTCCGGCTCTGTGAATACGTGGTGTACTCCTGTACGCAGCCGTAAGCCGATGGTGTCACTGTCAGGGTGCCGGACAACATCACAGGATAATGAAACTCTGCTTTGGCGTTCTTATCATAGTCCTGGCAGTAAATCCCGATGTGTTCAGGCTGGCCCAGCGTGTTCAGGTCTACCGCAAGCGGCCTTTTTGTAACCTGCAAGGCGTTTACAATGCGCGAATCATTCCCCGCCGCCACGGTATTCGCCTCTGACCCCACATCCAGCAGCGCCGCGCCCTTAAGTTTCAGGCTTTCCCGCGCCTTGCTGACGTCCTGCACATCGGCCAGATTTTTTGATTTTTCCAGGAACAGGCTGCCTTTCGGGCGCAGGTCGGTGATTGTGCCGTCCGCCTCAATCCGGGCCACGGCAAAAACGTAATGTTTAACGCCGTTCTGCTCGTAGTTCGCGAGCGTCTCCGCCACGGTGACTTTGCTTTCCACGCCCCATACGCTGGTAAGCGAACCGCGCCACGCCACATCCAGCCAGACGCTGACCGGCTTTGTCGTGACAGTGATATCCAGCGGTTGCGGCAGCTCTGAACGCAGCCCGGCAACGTAGCCCACGCCCGGCGAAACGGAATACTGCGCGCCGGTTTTCACGACCTGATAACCGCTACCAAAAAACGCCGCAGGCCCGTAAAGGTCGATATTTTCCACGCGGGTGCGCTCGTCGGCACCGTCAAGGCGCGCCGTAAAATCAATCTGCCACGTATCCGCAGGCGTATTAATGGCCGTCTCGTTAGCTGCGCCGTTGTATTCCATCAGGAAAGAACGGGTAAGCACGTTGCCCTGCTGGCCCGCTGCCGTTTTAATTTTCTGCTGCACCGGCGCATGAACAATCATCGCCAGCGTGCCGGAAGCGCGGTTAACAAGCCCGATCCAGTTAAAGGAAAAATCGCCGGTAGTGGCACTCAGCACCACCGAATACACCACGGCATTTTCATTAACCAGCCCGGTTTTCGTCACCGCCTGGCGGTGAACAATCATTGACGCATCCGGTAGCGTTTCCGCCCGGTCTACCGGCGCGGACGTATTCAGCCCCGGCACGTTGGCAAACACAAATTCATCCAGCACAACATCAGCGCCCGTCGCGGCCTGCTGTGCCTTCCATTGCTCAAAAGCGTATGTAATAGCCGTTTGTGACATAAGTTCCTCTTACAGTCTTGCGCCGAACGTGGCGGCGGGCTGCTCAACCGGCAGGCTTGCGGGATAACAGACGTATTCGCCCTGGTCCCAGCCCGCACGGATAATAAATTTTTGTGTGGTCATGACTTCAAACTGATAGCGGCGGCAGGTTCGCCCGTACTGGCGGATGATCTGCAACATCAGTTCCGGGTTGTCAGCCAGCTGGCCATCTGTCACCCGGACGGTGATAACGTCCCAGTCAATGCCGGGCTGGCGCTCCAGTAATTCCACGTAACCAATGCCCAGCCGTTCAAAAATGCTGATAAAACCCGCCACCGAACCAGCATCACGCGCATTGATAAACGCATACGCCACACGCCTGCGAAAAAGCGTCAGCGGCTCACCGTTAAAGCGCGTCACGTCGCGGTCATACGCCAGCAGGTTTAACAGCGCTTCGGAGCAGGTCAGCGGATCAAACTGGCTCACCGGCCACGTTACCCAGCCGTACACCTGCGACCAGAATTTACGGGCGGCGCGCAGCAGCTTCCCCGGCTCGCCTTCACTCATCCAGAAAGGCAGGGTTAACCCGGCCAGCTTTTTCATAAAATCAGGCATTGGCGAGGCTCACGGTTAAACTTTCCAGTCGTGGCACGTTCAGCCCGCTGACAATATCGGTCAGCGAAAAGGCCAGCGAATCAATCGCGGCAAACTGCCGGTGCAGCTCGCGCCCCAGATTGGAAAAAGAGAAGCGCGAAAAGGGCCATGTTTTCTTCACGTCAAAATCGTTGTTTTCACGAAACGCACAGCGGATTAGGTTTTCGGCCCCGGTGCGCAGCGCGTTTTGCTCGTCGTCGGTCAGGTTGGCCAGGCTCGTGACGTAGACCGTTACGTCCAGGCTGTGCCGGGTTTCCGGCATCGCAAAACACTGCATGTCATCACCGTGTCCGTGGTGGCCCTGCGTGGTGATGTAATCATTCACCGCCTGAATAAACGGCTCAGACGTGACACCCGTATCAAGCAGCAAATACGCGTTTGCTGTCCCCGGCCCGCGTGGCGCCTCATGCTCAAAGAAAATGCGGTCGATACTGAGTCCGGCCACGCCTGCAATCATGGAGCGGTAAACCGCATCGGTGTGATAACTCCCCACTAGGTTAAACTGGTTGCGGCAGCGCTCGCGTAACTCGTCGTCGCTTTCCTCATCCGCGCCCGGCGCGGTCAGCCAGTCGGCTTCGTTGGCCACATGGCTGATACCTGCCACGGCGACGGGTAAAATGCGGTAATAGCCCGGCGCGAGGTTGTATGCGCCACCGGTGGCGGTAGCCTTCACCGGGATCAGCGCGCTGGCCGTGTCGCCGGTGATGGTAAAATCTGCCGTGGTGGCCAGCTCGTACACCGTGCCGTTAATCCGTTCCGTCTGGATAAGCGTTCCCGCTTTCACCGTGACCACCGCCCCGGCGTCAGTCTTGAAGAAGCGGATCACACCCTCCGCCGCCGTGGCCGGTTTCGCCGTGACGTTCACCGCCCAGGCAAGCAGGCGCAGCAGCTGGCCGGATGCCGTGGCCACAAACATATTGGCCAGCACCGTGCCGACCAGCACATCCTTAAGCCACAGCACCGGCGTTGTGACGATGGCGGTAATTAACCGCCAGAACGGCGACATTCTTGATGTATTGGTAATTAACCCCTCATCCTGCACGATGGTATTAAAGCGCTCGCGTAATGCCTCTTTTGTGGTTGGCATACCGCTGGCTTTCACCACCTCTTCAAAATCAACCTGCGGCTTTTCCGTCATAAATCAGCCCTTACCGATACCGTCCCAAAATCCCACGTACTGGCCGTGATCCACAGGCGCGAATTGCTTTCTTCGTTTATCAGCACCGTGCCGGGTTCGATACGTTCATCGCCTTCAATCAGCAATTCCAGCTGCGTTAAAATATCGGCGCGCAATGTGGGGCTGCGCTCCGCTATTAATTCCGTTGCCAGCCCACTTTCAAGAATGGAATGAACAATATCCTGCCCGATACTTTTGCTGTTATTACACAGCACCGGCTCATTACCGGGATTAAGGGTAAAATTGCGCCCCTCAATTAATAAATCGATATATAAAGGTTCACTCACGCGTTAAGCTCCTGCCATTCCATTAATTGCCCCGGAGATAATGTTTCCTTCGGGTAAATGTTTACTGTGCCGATTTTTTTGCTGTTATCCGTTACTGATTTTGCGTTGCTGTTAATCGTTTTAGCGATCCCGCCTTTATCAATATTTTTTACCTGCCCGCCCGTTGAAAGCGTATTCCCCGTGACAGGCGAACCGCCGCCCTCACCCGCAAGGGAAATATTGACACCGGGAAGTTTATTCAGCTTGCCGACAATCCAGTTCCAGGAGTTCAGAAAGCTGCCTTTAATTTTTATCCATATCCCATCAAACATATTCACTATGCCGTTGGCCATTCCTGCCAGCGCGTCTTTTGCGGAGAAGTTTTTAAACAGCGACGTGAAATTCTCCCAGCCCGCAGTAATACGCTGCCATGCTGCAGCGAAAATACCTGCCACCCATTTCACCGCACCGGCAACCACCTCAAACGCCGCGGTATTCATTACGGCCGCCTTGATGGAATCCCAGTGTTTAACCAGCATCCAGCACCCGGCAACCAGCAGGCCAATCGCGCCGATAATCAGCAGCACCGGCCAGCTCATCAGGTTAATGCCCACCCCGGCAGTGATAGCCGCCATACGCACGGCCAGCAGTGTGCCGCGCAGCGCAACCAGCATCAGGTTCCAGGCGGCAACCCCCGTTCTGGCAAGCCACACGGCGGCGGTGAACAGGCGCACCGGCAGCATGACCGCATACCACAGCGCCTTTAAGCCCGTCAGCATGATGGACGACACACCCAGCACGATATTGGCCGCCGCGCCCACCGCCGCGAACCCCAGCACGGCCAGCGCGACATAGCCCACCACCCGCGCAATGTTCGGGAAAATCTGCATCCAGCGCGCAAAGGTCTGCCCCATATCCGCCAGGCGGTTAAGGAACGGATACAGCACCGGCACAAGCGTAAGCCCGATCACGGTCTGGACAGCCTTAAGGATTTGCACAAAGCGATCCCACGGCTTAACCATCTTCGCAGCCATTTCCTGCGTGCGTTTAAGCCCGTCAGCGCCGCCCAGTTCGGTAATATTGCGCTGCAACAGCGCCACGTTGCCGTAAAGCTGCTTAACCACTGCTGAACTGTCCCCGAAAGCCTCATCCAGCTCCGCCTGCGCTTTGAGGTTTCCTTCCAGGCTCTTGCCGTATTTGCCCTGTAATTTCGTGAGCATTTCCGGCATCGAGAGAATGTGACCGCTGGCGTCCTGGAAGGACAGGCCCAGTTTTTTCGCGCCTTCAATCGCGCCGGTCATAAAGCCTTCATAGGCGCTGCTGGCTTCACTGCCCAGCGTGCGGTTTAACTGCCCCAGCACGGCCAGCTGCTCATCAATCCCGATATTGAAGTTTGTGCCGACGCCGCGCGCGCCTTCCATCAGGTCTTTGATTGCGCCCATTTCGACGCCGAACGCCTGCCGCATGTAGGCCATTTTCCCGGCCAGCTGCTCGGCAAACTGCACCTTGCCCAGCCGTTCCGCGTCGCTGCGGAAGTTGGCAAACATCTGCCCCATAAATTCCGCCGTATCGGCAGACGTCGCTTTAAGGGCAAACGCCAGCGTATTGGCGATGTTCGTTACCTTCGGCAGCTCTGCGCTGGTCAGCCCGTCAATTGCGCCGCTGATTTCCGCCGTGGAGTTCACAAAATCCACCGCGCTGGCGCCGTAGGTCATGGAAAAGCGCATCGCGTCGCGCTGCACGGTTTTAAGCGCGCTGCTGTCCACGCCCCGCGCCGATGCCTCATTAAGAGCGTCGTACATTTCGATAGCAGGGCCGAGCGCCCCTTTTACCGTTTCCGCCACGCCCCACATGGCCAGCCCGCCAACGCCGATACGCTTAAACGCCTCTTTTGATTTATCCGCAAAGCCCGTAACAGAATTTTGCGCCTGTTTTAACGGGCGCGTTAATTTGTCGATAAGGCTTAATGTAAAATCCAGCTGTTTCATTCAGCGCCTTTAAAAGCTGTGCCAATACCACTGGCAACCGCCACGGACATATTTTCCCAGTAGCGATTATCCAGCCAGATGGCGGCGGCGATATCATCAATATTATCCTGCCCGGACGGCAGATAATGACGGCGTAAAATTAAATACTGGTCGAGTCCATTTTGTTCAATCGCCTGGACTCGCTTTGTCAGTTTTTTACTTCGATTTCCAGTTCAGGCGCGTAGATTTCATTAATCTTGCCAACCAGCTGTAACGCAGCGCCCGGACGTTTGATAATTTCCGCCAGCGCCTCTTTGCTTTCTGCCGCCACAATGCGATTAAGATAGTTATTCGCAGGCGCGACTTTATTATCCATCGCCATTTCGTTAATTAATTTGTTATAGGCGGTCTGGTTAGGCTCAAAAATAATTTCAGTACCGGAAACAATGAGTTTAATTTGTTCCATTTAATAAATTCTCTCTTTGATTAATTTCGTCAACAAGCTGGTTATGGCGTGCGGCGCACTGCCCGTACAGCTCAAGATAAAGCGTTATTAATTCCGCCGCGTCTTTGCCTGTTGTTCCGGTCAGGCGCGGCAGCTGCGTGCTGCATTTAGTTTTCAGGTTTTCCTGATAACGCACGTTCGGCACTGGCGACGGCGTCGTTGTACATGCTGACAAACTCGTCAGACAGACAGCGATTGGTAAATACCGGCTTAACCAGCTCCGTGCGGATTTCACGCGGTGGCCCATTGCGTAAAGCCTCCAGTTTTTCTTCCAGCGCCCGGCCTGAATTGCTGGCCACGTCCTGCAACTGCTTGCCGGTGGCCGCTGCCGTGCGCTGAATGGTCAGGTCGAGGCTGTCACGCTGCCAGCCTGCGGCCTTCCATCCCCCGGCGAACGCCAGCACCAGGGCAACAATCACCGCCAGCGTGGCCCGGTCCATCAGCGCACCCCTTCATGCTCTAGGCTAAAGTGGTTGCCGTCCGGATTGGTTTTAAAGCGCCCGCCCCAGCTACCGCCCAGCGATTCCCAGTATTCACCCAGCGGCAGGTAATCTTCTGAACGCCTGGCGTATTCGCCATTAATGAACAGGTTAAAATCCACAGCAAGGCGCTTCGTGTGCAGGCTGTTGGAAATGCCGCTGCCCTTTTTTGCGTTAAGTGCGGCCTGCTCCGGCGTGCGGTACGCTTCGCCAAACGTCAGGCGATAGCCCTTTTCTTCCGCCCAGTGGATCAGATTTGCCACCATGACGGTAAACAACTGCTGTTTTTCGCTTAAGGTCACTTAATTGCCCCCTTTACTCAGAAACCCGCCAATACCTTTTTTACGCAGCCAGGCTTCAACACCATTAAGGCCCAGAATGCCCAGCCCCGAACCGATGCCAGCCACCGCTAACGGGTGAATATCCGGCACAAGGTACAGCGCCACGCCTGCCATCAGTGAAAGCGCGCTGCCAACGATTACACGCCCCAGCACAAGGCGCGCCGTGATGGGTTCATTGCTGTTTAGCATTTTGCCCAGGGCGATAAGCCCGCCCATGATGATCAAACCCCAGAAGGTTTTTTCGTAGTCCTGCATCCCTTTCCCTTACCCGATAAGGTTTTCAGTGGCTTCCGCTTCCAGATACGGGATGCCGTCAATGTTGATAAAACGCGGGTCAGTCACCAGAAACTTAAACTTACGCGTCGAAACCGCCCCGCCCTTCGGATCGATATCCAGAAGGTTGCTCAGGTTTAGCTTGCAGCCAAAGGCTTCAATCTTTACTTCCTCATCACCGGCTTTCGCGTAGAAAAGCAGGTCTACGGGCGGGATGCCGCGCCATGAACCGTATTGCTGCGCCAGTCCCTTAAGCACCGCAACGGCTTTGACGCTTAATTCCAGTTCACCTTCTGCCGAAACATCGCCATCAACGTAGCCATCCGGCACGCCCCTGGTCTGCGCTGCCGTGGTGTTGTCGGTGATATCCAGCGTTGCCTTTTCAACGTGGACAAGCGAACTGTCCACGTAAACATCAAAAGACATGCCCGAAATGCGCTTGGTCATGCGCTGGCCTCCAGACTCTGATCGAGTAACAGGCTGATCGAGATTTGCAGCGGCACTTCATACGTGCGCACCACAATATAAATTTCGACCTGCTTTTTCGTTTTCCAGACGATAGACACATCGCCATCCTGCGGCGGTTTCACCTCGCCCGGAAACGTCACGCCGTTGATTTCAGCGGCCTTTGACATTTCCCGCAGCGGCTTCGCAAAAAGCGACTGGTGCGCCGCGATACTGCCCGGCGTGCTGTTCAGCGAGCGATCGCCGATTTTGCCAATCGCCAGCAAACGCACACGGCGGGCGGCTTTGTCTGCAATGCGCAGCGTTTCAATGGACTGATAATCCCCACCTTCCACGTCCAGCGTGCGCCCGTCCGACCAGTAGAACCCGTCATAGTCCGCATACCACATCGGCACGCTGTAGCGCTGCGCCTCAAGCGCCCGCAGGGTTGCCAGCTCCACCACCGCGCCGGTGCCATCCTCCGGCATTTCATCGCGGCCCATGTTCAGCAGCGCGCCCGTTTTTACGCGGGCCGGGCTGTCTGCAATGGTTACGGCCCGGTTACACAGACGCCCCGCCAGAACGCCCGGTTCATTGCCCCAGAGACGCGGAACCAGCTGAACCGCCTTTTCAGCAATACCGGCCTGCAACGTGGACAGGCGCTCCAGATAATCCGCCTGGCTTTCGTCGGCCTGCATACCCTGCACGGCCAGGATGAACCACACCCAGCGGCCATATTTCGCAATCAGCGTTGATCGCAGCGTTGCCGCCTGATTAATCGCGGCTTTGTCGGCCACATCATCCGACAACACCACGCCTTCCACTGAGCAGGAAACCTGCGCGGCTTCCACCGCTTTTACCCAGGCATCCGGCTCACTTTCTGCGGCCAGCGGATGCACAAAAGCCCACCAGTTTTGCCCGGCATTGGCCTGCGCCGCCTTAATGTCATTTTTCAGCGGGCTGTCAGCAGCACCGAGAAGCGCATCAAAATCCGTCTGCGCAGTAACGGCCAGCGTCTTGCCGGTATTGGTTTTTCCCGTACCGATAAACAACACCACACGCTCCACCTCACTGGTTTCGCCCTGTAGCTGGTTTACCTGGTTCACGTCCACACTTGGCCAGGTCATACTTTCCCCTTGATATCCTGCGCATTAACATCCCAGCCAAAGCCGATGGCCTGTAGCTGGCGCGCCAGCGCCTTGTTAAATTCTTCGTCGCTCATGCCCAGAAAGGCACGGGCTGGAAGGTCGATTGTCCAGCTTGTTTTTACTGCCTTGCCGCTCAGTTTGCGGATCAGCAAACCAGCCTGCGCATAGGGCATCGTTTCCGTGATTTCGCGGTAAGTGGGCTTTTTAAGCCGCTTCCCGCGCTTCACCTGGTAGCCCAGCGCCCGCAGCTTTTTGGCCTGGGCGACGGTGGCCAGTTTGCCCGGCTCCGCCTGGCGGGGTTGCGAACTGCGGCTTATCCGCGCCCTCATCCCGTTTTGCTGGCTATATCCCACCGCCCCGGCCGAAACAGGCGTTTCGCCGTTTCGATACCCGCCGCCCTGCAAATACACCCTCACCGCGTCGATTTCCGGCATTTCCCGGATGTGGAGCAGCTTCGGCATATTGCGCAGCATCTTCCCTTTGCGCTTCGTTTTACGGCCCGGCCACGGCTCGCCGTCAGGCGATTGCTGGTTGCGAACGTTGCGCTTCGCTGCGGCTATCAGCCCGTATTTAGCGAGTCGCCACAGCAGCCGCTGGCGCTTTTTCGGCGGCAGCTCCAGACTGGTCAGCGCGGCGCGCAGCTCGGCCAGCTGCTTTTTGTTAAGCTCACCGCCGACAAACATCACACTTCACCTATTGGCGCACCGGTTTCATCCGTTCCGTAGACCTTCGCGTTAAGCGCCGTCCAGATTTCCGGGTTAACAAGCGTCCAGCGTTCACCGTTCCAGGGTATTTCGCCTTTCTCATCCCTGCGGATCACAAGCTCCTCAACCAGCGGCATGGTAAGCACCACCGTGGCGTTTTTTTCATCCTCAACCGAAACATCCCAGTCAGGATCGGCGTCGGTGATGCCGATATCTTCCGCCGCCTCGCTGCCGTACTCATCCAGCCAGGCAAGCAGCAGCGCAACAAGCAGCTGCGGCGGACAGAGGCGATACGGGAAACGCTCCCAGCTCAGCACGGCGCTGTAGCGGATAATGGCCTGCCGGTACTGGTCGAGGCCCAAATCCTTCGCCGCTGGCACTATCTGCATTTCATCGATAACGCTGTCGAACCGCTCGCAGGCGCGTGGCGGCACGTTTTCTTCAAAAAACGCGACCAGTGATTCAAGCTGTGTCTGGTTCATACTTTTGCCACCGTTGCCCGCTTAAGCCCCTTCATGCGCCGGATAGCCACCGAGGCTTCGGCAAGCAACCCGGCGCGCGTTTCTTCACTTTCCTGCCCCGGATGGGTTTCACGCCGCCCGATAGTGGCGAACTCACCCAGCAAATCCGCCTTAGCGCGGGCAAAAACCGCTTTCGTGTACTGTGCGCAAAGCCCGTTAATCCCCGCCATCGTCACGCCCGGCACATCCGCCGCAGCGGCATACCCCTGCGTTTTGTGCTTCGCCTCCACGCTGACCAGCTCCGCATTGACTTCCATCACGGCGGTAATCAGCGCCTGGGCGAGCGTGTCCGCCTCCATATCTGGCGGTAATGCGCGCTGGGCCTGAAAATCTCTCAGGTTTAAATCCGGCCAGAAGCCGTTATTTGTCAGCGGTTCATCCTGATAATCCAGCGGCTTTCCGCTAAACATAAATCCCCCGAAATAGGCGGGCTGTCCGGCATCCACGGCGCATTACACATCAGTGTTTTGCCCTCCGCCGCGCCCGCCTGGCTTGCGGTAGTCGTTACTTCGTCAGGCTGCGGATACGGGCACCAATCTGCGCCCGCATCGTGCCCACCCCGACGCGTTTATAAATTTTTTCCGCCGACGCCAGCAGGGCATCAGCCTTTTGCAGCGTGTCCACATCTTCCAGCGCCGTGGCGCGGGGCTGGCCTTCGTCGTCACGCAGCAGAAGCAGCCCGGCGAACTTGAACCACTTCGCCGTAATTTGCTCATGCAGCCGCCAGCGCTGCGTGACCTTCTCAAAGGTCTGTGAAAAATACGGCTCCACACTTTCACCCGCCGCCGCAGTCGCTTCCGCCCAGTTCAGGACGGTATCCGCCACAAACGCCGGGAAATGGCTGCGGATGTTCTCCGGTGTCGGCTGCTGCTGCTCAATGGCAATATCTGCCCAGGCCAGCGCCCGCTCAAAGTCGCCCGCGTCAAACAGCCACACCACGCACCAGGCGAAAACCGGGTTCGGGTAGACTTTGCCGCCTGCCAGATAGCTTTCTACAGTCGGCATCCATTTCGGCAGCAGCACATCACGCTTGTACGCTTCACGGTCTGCGATGGTCGGCAGGCCGCGAACGTGGGCGACGTCGTTATTCAGCGCCTGAATCTGCAAATGCAGGCTTTCGGCACGCTCCACGGCCTCACGGCGAAATAACTGCTGCTCCATCGCAATGCGCTGGCTGTGACGCTGGGCGGGTGAAAGTGCCATTGGTTAGCCCTCCACCGGCTCGGTGACGGTGCCGATAGTCACGGCGTTTTCATCAATCGCCGCGTACAGCTCCGGCACTTCAACGGCATAACCTTCATTGCGCAGGTATTTGTTTTCAAACTGCTTGCGGTCATCCACAAATTCCGCCTTGCGCTGGCGCGTACCGCGCTGGGTGTAGATGTGCAGGTTACTGAGCGGCGTCACCACCATGCGCTTGCCCGGCATGAACGGCGGCACGACAGCCGGACGGCCTGCAATGGTACTGCCCAGCATTTGTGCTGCGATTTTCTCGCTGGGGCGGTCAGCTGACTGGTAAAGGCGATACTGCTCGGCGGCCACCAGGTCAGCACCAACCAGCACGACCAGACGCGGGTCATTGCGATACTGTTGCGGGATTTTGTCGTTGATAAGGTCGGACGCCATCGCATCCAGCGAGCGATAATCGCCCTTATCATCCAGAACCACCGGATCGGTAATAATTTGCTTACCGCCTTCAAAGTCTTTCATGCGCTCATGCCAGCCGATGTTTACATCTTCGCCGTTCGGGTTTTTAACCGGATCAGTGGTTGCGGCTGCTGTCTTACCGTTAAAGCCGATACGCAGCATGTCCAGCGCAAACGCCTGATTAGAGAAGGTCTGCACGAGGTTAAAAAATTCATCTTCCGACTTGCCGGAATTAGCCCAGACAGACAGCAAATCCCACTTAAGCGCGGCGCAGGAATCGGTTTCGACCAGCTTGTACTCATTACCATCGACGCCCACACGGCGCATAAAACGCCCTTCTGCTGCGCGCCCTGTATGCAAGGCTGACGCCCCCACAGAAACCACCTGGCCGGAAAGCTGATCGACGTCTGCGCAGTAAATCAGGTCGAGAAATTCAACCGATTCCAGCAGCGCCAGGCGCAACGCTGTTTCGTTCGGGTCAGTCAGAGAAAAATACTGGGCTGCGTTTTCAACGCCATGCGCCTGCGCCAGACCAGAAGAAAACGCGTGAATAAGCCCCCGCGCTCGTTGATTAAGTTGCATATAAATCCCTCGCGTTGACGCGATTAGTAAATAGAATTTTTTGTGTAACGCTTAACTGCGGGAATTTAAATTACAGGAATTTAAATCCGCCTTTTTTCTGATTATCGCCAAACTGACGTTTTGGCAGCTGCGTGACTTTAGTATCCAGCTTGCCGAAATTTTTCACGATATTGCCAATATTGGCGCGCAGGTCGGCAAACTCTTCTGTATCCACCACGTCTTTGATGGTTTCCACATCACCGGCAGTTTGTTCCAGCTTCTCTTCAATCGCCGACACGCGCCCTTCAAGGTCATTCAGCGCATTAGCGATAACGGTTAACTTATCGTCGTCGGTCGGTTTTTCTTCCACCGGCTCTTCTTCAAACTGTTTGCCTTTCGGCTTAATACCAAAAAATTGCTGCCACGGTGTTTTCATATTTGTTTCCTGGGTGATTTTCCCTTTTTCAGTCATTACGCAGGCGTAATAACCCTGTTTCGATAAATTGCGTTCAGAAAAACGCAGCCTTGTAGTGCCAACGCTGGCAGGGCAGTCAGTCACTGCCAGCCCTTTAAGATACGTTCGCCCGCTTCCCCGCCAGTTCTCTTCCGGTTCGATGGAGAAATAAACCATCTGCCCTTCGCGGTTTGAATAAATAAGGTTCATATTCGGGCTTATTTTGGCGTAAAGCCGGGCTAACCCGTCCTCGCCGTCCTGCCACATAACTTCAAGCACTGAACCAAAATTACCCCAGTCGCGGCTGTGCTCGGGCCAGATTAATGCGCCGTAATGGTTAACATCGTATGTTTCGGCCATATCGATGATCCATTCCCGGTAAATCTGCCTTTCGTCTACCGTATCCCCTTCGGTGGCAATACATAGCCAGTCTGTTTTTAAATGAGACTGCGACATACTTCCCCTTATGCCTGCCTTGTGATTGCGAAACTGATTATTACGAAATAAACCCGACGCTGCACGCCGCTTTATTCTTATCAGTTCGGATATAACGCCTTTCCCGAATAACAACGAAAACCCGACGCCGTTTTATATAAAAGACGCAGGCATAATAAAGGCTATGGCTAAATACTCAGACGAATTAAAAGGCGTTGTACGCTCGCTTTATTTGCGCCGTTATACGCCGAAAGAAATTGCATCAGAATTAAATCTGCCGAATGCGCGGATCGTTTACTACTGGGCGGAAAAACACGGCTGGGCGGACATGCTCAGTATTGAAAGCACAGAGGACGCGATTGAACGCCGCTACCAGCTGCTTGTCGGGCGGGATAATAAATCCGACCACGATTTAAAAGAGCTGGACATGCTTATCGCCCACGCCACAAAACTGCGGGCGCAAAGCAACAAGCATAAAGAGAAGATGGCAACCGGCCATGATGGCCAGCGTGCAGCTGCGCCAGCGGACGGCGACGACGAGCAGCCAAAGCGCAAACGCAAGTACAAGAAAAACGATATTTCCGCACTGACAGAGGAAGACTTTAACGCCTGGGCAGATGAGCATCTTTTCGGGTATCAGAAGCACCTGCGCGCCAACATCGGCCAGCAGGTGCGCAACATACTTAAAAGCCGCCAGATCGGGGCGACCTGGTATTTTGCGTTTGAAGCGTTTGAAAACGCCGTGCTTACCGGCGACCCGCAAATCTTCCTTTCGGCATCGAAGGCGCAGGCGGAGGTTTTCCGCTCCTATATCGTCAACATTGCGGAGCAGTATTTCGGCATCACGCTGACCGGCAACCCGATCCGCTTAAGCAACGGTGCAGAGCTGCGCTTTCTTTCCACCAACAAAAACACGGCGCAGTCGTACAGCGGCCATCTGTATTGTGACGAATATTTCTGGGTGCCGAACTTTGCGCGGCTTAATGAAGTGGCTTCCGCGATGGCCACCCATGACAAATGGCGCACCACCTACTTTTCCACCCCATCGGCCAAAACGCACCAGGCTTATCCGTTCTGGACAGGCGAGGAATGGAAACAGGGCAGCAAAAAGCGCGCCGCCGTTGTGTTCCCTTCTTTTGATGAAATGCGCAACGGCGGGCGACTCTGCCCGGATGGCCAGTGGCGCTACATCATCACGATGGAAGATGCGATCGCGGGCGGGTTCAACCTGGCCAACATCGACAAGCTGCGCAACCGCTACAACCCGACCACGTTCAACATGCTTTATATGTGCGTGTTTGTGGACAGCAAGGACTCCGTTTTCAACTACGCCGACCTTGAAGCCTGCGCCGTTGAAACAGAGAGCTGGCAGGACCACAAACCGGACTCGCCGCGCCCGTTCGGGGATCGGGAAGTCTGGGGCGGGTTCGACCCGGCCCGCAGTGGTGATTTTTCCTGTTTCGTCATTGTGGCCCCGCCACTTTATGACGGTGAAAAATTCCGCGTGTTGCGGGTGTTTAACTGGAAAGGCATGAACTTTCGCTGGCAGGCCAAGCAGATAGAGCAGCTTTTTAAAAAATATAACTTCACCTACCTGGGCGTTGACGTGACCGGCATCGGCCAGGGCGTTTTTGACAACATCCAGCACTTTGCGCTGCGTGTCGCTTCAGCCATCCGCTACGACCGCAACACCAAAAATAACCTTGTGCTTAAGGCCGCTGACGTGGTGGGAAGCCAGCGCATTGAATGGGATAAGGATTTAAAAGAGATCCCGGCCAGCTTTATGGCCATCCGCCGCACCACCACACAGGCCGGTGGCGCCATGACTTTTGTTGCAGACCGCAGCACGGACACCGGACACGCAGAGGCGTTCTGGTCCATTGCGCACGCGCTGCACAATGAACCGCTTAACTTTGAAAACAAACCGAAGTCGCGTTGGAGGCTACGACAATCAGCATGAAAAAAGGACATAACCGCGCTGCAAAGCGCCAGGGTAAAAACGAACCGGCGCGCAAAATGAGTATTTTACGTTTTGGCAAGCCCGAACCGGTACTGACCACCGGCACGGATTACCGTGATGTGTGGTACGACAACGACGCGCAACACTACACGCTACCGATTGACCGCCTGGCGCTGGCGCAGCTTATCAACCTGAACGGCCAGCACGGCGGCATCATTCACGCCCGCAAAAATATGGTTTTATCGGATTACCTCGGCGGCGGACTGTCACGCGATGATATGGAGGCGAGCGCCTTTGATTTTCTGACGTTCGGTGATGTGGCCATTCTGAAAGTGCGCAACGGCTGGGGCGATGTGGTAGAGCTTGCTCCGCTGCCGGGCCTGTATACGCGCCGCCGCAAAACGGGCGAATTTGTCGTTCTGCAGGACGGTGAGCCGATTGTTTACCAGCCGGAAAATATTATTTTCCTCAAGATGTACGACCCGCAGCAGCACATCTACGGCCTGCCGGACTATATCGGCGGCATCCATTCCGCCTTACTTAACAGTGAAGCGGTGATTTTCCGCCGCCGCTATTACCACAACGGCGCGCATACGGGCGGCATTCTTTACACCCGCGACCCCAGCCTTACCGATGAGATGGAAGAAGAGATTGAGCGCCAGCTGCGTGACAGCAAAGGGATCGGCAACTTCTCCACCATTCTGGTTAACATTCCGGGCGGCGACAAAGAAGGCGTGCAGTTTATCCAGATGGGTGATATTTCCGCGAAAGATGAGTTTGCCAGCGTGAAAAACATCAGCGCCCAGGACGTGCTGAACGCTCACCGCTTTCCGGCAGGGCTGGCCGGTATCATTCCGCAGCAGGCCGCAGGACTGGGCGACGTCGAAAAGGCGGAGCGGATTTATAAAAAAAGCGAGGTAGCGCCCGTTCAGCGCCGGTTTATGCAGGCGGTTAACAATGATCCGGATGTGCCGGAAAGGCTGCATCTTAATTTTGATTTAAGCTACACGGAAGCGGCGCAGGAAGGTGCATCTTGAAGCGAAACGGGTTAAAATCCAGGCATATTTTGACAGCTGGAGCATGGAAAATGCGCGTTTTAAAAATTGAATGCCCGGAGTGCGGCTCTAAAGCTGTTATTCGCAAGACTAACCGCAAACACAGAAAAATTTCTGATATTTACTGCGCCTGCGCTGACGTGGAATGCGGCCATACTTTTGTTATGAATCTGACCTTTTCACACACACTCAGCCCAAGCGCGAAAACCGGCGACGCAATGGTGCAAAAAATCTTAAGCGCCCTGTCGCCGGATCAGAAACAAATGGCGCTGGATTTACTGAAAGCCGCGCCTGCCGTGTGAATCATGCCCCCTTTCCTGGGGGTTTTTTATTTCAGAGCTGTATCGTTTTAATTTTTTATCCAGCTCGCCCGCCATTTCTCCTAACCACTGTAAAGCCAACTCTTTTTCACTACTGGAACACTCACTGCTCGCCATAAGTTTTGCAAATAAAACAATGCGCTGCAATTCGACAGTTTCCGCTAATAAATCTTGCACGGCCCCCTCCCCCTTTCTAACAACTGTACATATAAACAGTATATTACCTTAAACCTATGTGTAAACAATCATTTCATTGGTAAACTATAAGAACGGAAACAACTTAATTTAACAAAAGGTTATGACCAACTAACCAGTGACAGTAATTATTGCCGCACCTATCGCTGCGCGGTCGCTACCTCCATGAACCGAGTTAAGATGCTTTGTGATTTGGCCTCATACTGCGCCTCGCTTAGCATGGGCTTGGGCGGTTTGGCTGCAAAAATATCTCCACTGGCTGAACCACGGCACCATTTATCCCCGATAAGCATTTTCGCACCCGTCATAAGAGACAGGGCTTGCCCCCGGTTGAGCGTTTCGCCGGTTAAAAGCTGAATTTCTTCTATCGTCCTGGCGATGCCCGCCGCGTTTTTCTCTGTCGCGTGGCTGAATTTCCGCCGTTTCGCTGTTTTCATCTCACGCAGCCGGTCAGTCAGTTGCCTGCGCTCTCGCCGGTTCAGCGGTTTAGTGATATCAATTTCCCGCCTTTCCTCCCAATCCGGCGCAGGCTCCGGCGTACAGTTATTGACAGAACTCCGAGAGGGCGCAGGAGCGCCCTTAACTTCAAAACCTTCGGCCTGCGGCCGTTTTGGAACAATCTTCCATTGCACCAGGCGCGTGATTATCGGCGTATCGTCACCAACTTCCGTGTCATAAACCCCACGAATGCGCACGCACTCTTCACCGTAGTCATTCACCGTGTCGGTGCTTTCGTACCAGGTGCGCACCTGTAACTCATCGCGGCGCACGAACGGGCCGCCCTGGGCGTTAACGTATCCGGCCCAGTCGCCCGCGTCGGCGGCATCATGTACCAGCGCAAACTCAACGCTAAGCCCGCGTGCCGTTTCCGCATCCGCCATGCGGCGCAGCTCGCGGTAAACCGTCACCGGCGCACCGCCCACAAACTGAAACTGGCGGATATGCCAGCGCGCCGCCCAGGCAGAAACAGCGGGGGCGGTCTCTTTGAGCATTTCGCCGCTCTCGTCGTCTTTCTCATCGTCCAGGGCGTAGCCATCGATATTCTTGCTGATGTACTTCGCCACATAGCCGGTAGCGCTGCCCTTATCCGGGTCAATGGCTTCGGCATGAAAACGCGCTTTACGTGCCTTCTCGCTTTTCAGTTCGTGACGGTCTTCCTTGCGGGCGTACTTACCGATAACGGCGCGCACGCGGGGTGCATCTTCCGGCAACATAAACATCAGCATGTGCCAGTGTGGCGTGCCGTCGTGGTGCGGCTCCGCCACACGAATGCCGAAAACGCGGATTTCGTCACGGTGGAGTTTGGCGCGGATACGCGCCCACAGACCGGTAAGGTAGCGCTGCGTATCTGCCGGGCTTGCGCCGTTCCATCTGGTATTGCGATATCCTGCCTTTGTGGTGGCGTGAAATTTAGACGGGGCGGTCAGGGTGTAGAACTCGCCTACATACCCCAGTTCGTTGCAGATATTTTCAAACCCACGGATACGGGTCATCAACTCGCAGCGCCGAATCGCCGGGTTAGCAACGCTGCCGTCGTATTTCTCAATCAGGCTGATGCGGTTGCCTTCCTCGTCTTCCAGCTCCATACCTTTCAGAAACTCGCGGGTGCGGCGCTTCTGCTCGCGCCACTCTGCGACACAGCTTTTGCTGGCGTAGGCATTTTTCTTTTTGCTGACGTTACCCAGGGCAATTTGCAGGTGTTCGCGCCATTCAGCGGCAACACGGCGCAGGCGGCCTGTCCACCATTTTTCTGTCGCCATGCGCAACACTGCCGGGCCGATATCCTCAGCGGTAACATATTTAGTTGTGACTCTTTCCCACAACGGCGGCGCGCTTCTGAAATGACGGGTAATACGGGCGGCGCACATGTAGGAAGCATGCAGCGCTTTTAACTCGCTGCCGTCCTGTACTTCAACCGTTCCCAGCTCGGTGATAATGAAGTTAGCGATATCACCGGCAAGTAGTTCAATATCGGCTTTCGACATATCCGGCAGGCGGTTATAGCGGGCGGTCATGTTCACCAGGCGGGAAGCGAGAAAGCGAACATCGGCAGCATCAAAGCGACCAGCGAAAACCGGCACGGACACTTCCGACCCGATAGCCTCAATGCGGAATTTTTTAGCGACCAGCTCAAGGCGTGGTAATGCCCTCCGGGTGAAATTCACCAGAAAGGCATTAGCCCGCTGAACATCGTGATGCCGCTCCAGCTCATCGGCGCGGCGGCGCACGTCGTAGCGCACGCAATCGGGCTGTTTTTCCAGCTCGCCGCGTGCATGCAGCAGCGCCGCAATCTGCTGATCGCGGCGGCGCTGTTGTTCGTAGGTCAGGTAGGGACTGGCAATGGCCTTGCGTGGCGCATTGAATGCATACGCATAAACTGCACCGGTCATTCGCACACGCCCGCATAAATACTGCTGCAAACAGACAGATCGTTTGATGCAGCCAGCAAATCAAACTGTGCACCGCCCCGGCTTGTCATGGCCCAGTCGCGATAACTTTCGATGCCGTAGGCGTCAACAGTTATTACCTCAATTCGTCTTTCTGCCCGGCGGGGGTCATGCGTGGAAGGGAAAAAAGTCGAATTTCCACGACGCGAGCATGCAGCGACCAGGCGTTCCCACTCCGCCACGCGTTTTATTTCCTCCGGCCAGCGGCTGAAGATTTCCGCCAGTTCGCTTTTGCGGGCATGAATGCAGGGCATGCACCCGACGCGGCTGCATCCCTGCTGATAGAGCGGGTTCGGCTTAATGCCGTGGCGTTTTGCAATAGCGAAAACGTCTTCATGCTTCCAGTTAAGGATGGGGCGATAGACGTGAAGCCCCGGCGTGTTGTCGGCGTCTTCTTCCCACTCAGGCAAAGCGGCACGCGCCGGGGATTCCTGGGCGCGAACACCCTGCCAGCTGATGACTTCGTCATAATCTTCCAGTGCAGGAACAATAACCTGCTTACGTACCGGCTCATGCTTAAGGTCAAAAGTGCAAAACCGGGCCTTTGTCGAAGGGAAACGCCCCTTCAACATGCAGAGGTCAAGGAAAGGATTGCCGGTCGGGTGCAGCACTTCGAGAGCCTGGGCGACGCGTTCCGCGGCCTCGTCCGGTGACATGCCGCATTCTTCGACCAGCGTCACGGGCCAGCGGGTGGCAATGAACTGGCGCTTACGTTCAATCTGGCGGGTAAAGTCGGCCTTAACGCGTTTTACAGGGCCTAGCTTTTGCTCCAGATATGCCAAGTACTCCATTGTCTGTGGGTGTTCATGACCGGTATCTGCAAAAACTTTGAGGTACGGCACACCGGCTTCCACAGCGCGAAGCCACTGCGCCAGACTGTCTTTGCCTCCGGAAACAGAAATGATATTGATGGTTGAAGCCTTAAAGCAGCGAGCATTCACAGCATTTGTTAATTCCATGCCGCACCGCCTTTACTGCTAATGGCTGCGGCCTCATCGCGGAGCAGCTCCACAATTTCGGTGGCGCTTAAGCCTGCGTTTGCGGCGTGTGTGGCCAGCTTATCCAGGCGGGTGGAACAGATATCAGCGGCGGCGGCTTTACCTTCGCGGGTAGCCTTTTCCAGCATGGCCAGCAGGTCAGTACCAGCTTTTGTAGTGGGCAAATCCTGACGAATCATTTTCATTTTGGTTTCCTCAAGGCAAAGGAATGCCCGGCCACGCCAAAGGAGGCCAGAGCATTACCGGGTTATTTAATGAATTACGGGAAGGGTTACTGCTGCTGAAAAGTTCGGGGCTGGCACCTGATGAACCACGTAAGTGCGGCGCCACCACTCCTGGATCAGCGCTTTAATTTCTCCCACGCCCAGCGCGCCCGCTGTGTAAAACGTGGCGCGAATACCAGCCAGACTTTCAATCTGCGCCTCACGCCCTTCCGCCTCACGGTAAGCGCGGCACCAGAACGCCGCCTGAATGGCCAGCCAGTGACGCGGGCTGGTCAGGTGTTCCGTGTCGTTGAAGAAAAACGGATGCAGGCCAATGCGCCCGCTTTCGTCTGTGCTTTTGGCCGTAAATGCGCGGGCGTAGTTCATCGGAACGCCCCATGCCGCCATTTCTTCGGCCAGCCCTGCTTTATCTACCGCAATAATTGTCATAGTTCAGTTTCCTGCTTAACCTGGTAAAAACGATTCGTGATGTGAGAAGCGACGAGGCAGGATTTCGCCCCAGCGTGTGATCTCGTTCATGGCCTTAATCAGCAACAACCGGCGCGGCTGTTCGAAATATTCAAAAGGTTTTCCAACCTCTTCACTTTTGAATGTTCCCGGCTCCATGCGGTTAGCAAGCGTCATAACAACGAACTTAAAATTGCCATCAAGCTTGTTGAAATTACGCAGCGCGCCGTTCTGCGTTTCTTTTAACTTCTGGTGAAACCGTGAAAAGCACTCGTCGGCGCTCATTTTCCTGGGCTGGGCCTCAACACAAGCGGGGTGATTAAATGGTTTCATCCCTGCTTTGGTTGATGCAGATAAGTGACTTTGGCTCATATCGCCCCCAGAAAAGCCTTAACCCGGCCAACCAGAGAATTTTTAGCCCCGGCATGCAGATCTTTTAAAAGTGCCGACTGCTCGCGGCTCGGATGCCAGCGCTTTCCGCCTGGCAGTTCAATCCAGCCATGTCCAAAGGTGTTAAGTTGCGGGCTGGGTGATTGTTCAGTCAGATAAGTAACGAAAGCTCGCATAGCGTTCACCTCACATCATGCCGGTGGCGCTGCCCGTCACGATATCGACAGCAGCGGCCAGAACGGGCGCGGAATGGATACGGTTTTCAACGGTGTAAGCCAGCAGGGAAAGGCTGCGGATAGCATCCCTGGCTTTATCCAGAATGTGGTTACGGCGGGCGGCGCTCATTTGCTCAGTACATACAGCCTCACCGGCTATCGCTCCCACGCTTGCCGCAGCGGTCAGCGCACAAAGCTGCACATTTCCCGGCGTCGCGTTATTGATAGGCACTGATGGCTGGCAATTAATCTGGCGTAACAGGCCATCGAGAATCCGTGAATCCTCTGTGTAATCCGTAATGGCGATAAGTTCAGAGAGCGATAGCTGATGAGACTGTTCCGGGTTCAGCTTATGGCGCAGGGTTGCGGGATGCATGCCAACAGCTTTAGCCACTTTAGTAAGGTTATGGGCCAAAGCAAAAGCTCGACATGCGTCGTCAAGGTAGTTGCGTACAGAAACTTTGTAATCGTACATGATTCGCGTTTTCCTAACTGGTAGCTTATTAACCGTGTTAACCAAACGTGACAATCATTTGCCTTCGTGCCATGCGTACCAGTCGACCCAGATATGGTCTTTAGGTTTGGTTTTTGGCCTGATAGTAATTCGACCAATATCCTTCCAATAACGGCCAGTGCGAACACTGATACCCACACGATCGCAAAACGTTTTTAGTGAAATCCAGCGCCCATCTAAGCCATTCGCGCGATTGTTATCGCGCAGCTTATGTTTAGCTTTGTCTGTTGCAGCGTTGAGATGCATAAGGCAAAATCTCCTATTGGCTGTCACCTTTGTTGATTAGTGGCAACGATTGTTAACTAACGACAATCGACAATATCAATTGTCTACATACGAAACAATGCAAGACTATTGCTCATATTGTCGTTTGTCAACCATTGCGAACTACAAAAATGACAACTTTCAACATCAAAACTGGCGCACGTGAGGCGGTAGAACGTATCTGTGAAGCCTATGGCTACACCTCACGTCTTCAACTTGCTAATTACTTAGGCATGTCCGCCAGCTCTCTGAGTACGCGGATAATGAGGGATAACTTTCCGGCAGATTTAGTTCTACTTTGTGCTTTAGAAACAGGGGCTTCTATTCACTGGTTAACTACTGGAGAGGGGGTCAAATTTGACCCAGTTACAAGCGACACAAGCCGCATTGCGGCTTATAAAATTGAAGGAGCAGAGTTAATCCGCCAAGCATCTTTCATATGCGACAAAGCGTTACTCCCAAACTACAAAGGCGAACTACAGATCATTACTGACGGCCAAGCGAAATATTTTGTTGATGTTGCAGAATACCAGACAACAGATGGCAAATTTCTGATTGAATACTCTGGTGCAAAAAGCATTAAGGAACTTACGCTGCTGCCGGGCAATAAGCTGCGTATTGACTGGGGTAAATACCCGCTTGATTGCGATGTTTCAGATGTAACGTTGCTAGGAAAAGTTGTAGCTGTTTATCTGGTTAGCGAGTAATGACCGTATCTAAGCTTAATACTGGCGAATGGCTTTGCGACCTTCGCCCTAACGGAGTCAAAGGCAAACGGATACGCAAAAAGTTTGTCACTAAGGGCGAGGCGCTGGCTTATGAAAAATTTATTAGCGCTCAAATGGAAGAGAAACCCTGGCTGGGCGAAAAGCAGGATAACAGGCGTTTATCTGACTTGATTGATCAGTGGTATGACTTATACGGACGCACCTTGGCCGATTCAAGTCGTATGATGTCAAAATTAAAAGCTATATGCGCAGGAATGGGCGATCCTATAGCAGCTAACATAACGGCTGCTGACTTTAGTGAATATCGAGAAGGTCGGCTTAAAGGAGAAATACCAGATATAACAGGGCGTTGCATGCCAATTCAACCCCAAACCGTTAACCATGAACAAAGAAACTTATCTGCTGTATTCGGCACTTTAAAAAAGCTTGGGCATTGGCATTTACCTAATCCCCTAGCAGGCCTACCGACTTTCAAGGTTGATGAGAAAATGGTCTCTTTTCTTTATCCGCCAGAAATAAAAACCCTGCTTGAATATCTTGGAGATTCCAACAGCCAAAGCGTCCTGATGGTTGCAAAAATATGTTTAGCGACAGGCGCGCGTTGGAGTGAAGCGGAAAACTTGGAAGGCGCACAGGTGACGCCTTATCGCATTACTTACCGGAACACGAAAAACAAAAAGGTTCGCTCCGTTCCTATCTCAAAGGAACTCTATGACGAGATACCTAAGAAGCGCGGGCGTCTGTTTACGCCGTGCCGAAAAACTTTTGAACGCGCTATTCAAAAAGCAGGCATCGACTTACCGGATGGCCAATGCACCCATGTTCTACGGCATACGTTTGCAAGTCATTTTATGATGAACGGCGGCAACATACTGGTTTTAAGAGAAATATTGGGGCATTCGGATATTAAGATGACGATGATATACGCGCACTTCGCCCCGACGCACCTTGAAGATGCGGTGACAAAAAATCCGCTAGCGAATCTTGATAGCTGATCCACATTTTGTCCACCCAGCACTGTAACCGCTGTTTATCTTTGTTCACCGTTGTCACGTATATTTCTGATTTTTAATGTAATTCATTGTTTTTACTATATGCCCGGAAGAATGTAGGAATTTCGGACGCGGGTTCAACTCCCGCCAGCTCCACCAAA